CATTCATACCAATTCCACCCGTTCCATCCGCATAAGTAAAGGTTCCTGAGCCTGATACATTAAGCGATCCGCTTGCTGATTTTTTCCCTCCAGGCCCATTAAGTGAATAATTTCCAAGCTTAAATGCATCCAGATTACCAAACAACGTTTTTTTCATATCGACTCCTCCTCAAGTGGTTTCATCACCGCAAATGTAATAATCTATCGCCGTTGCTGTTCCGGAATAACCTTGTATGGTTGCTCCTGCCGTAACGACCGCGCCCTGAACCGGTGGGAATATTGCATCCTTTGCGGTAATTGTTTTCCCCGGAACGACATTGATACTATTAAACGTTATAAAGCATGTAGCATCTGCCGTTGCTTTATTTGCGAGAGACAGAAACCCAACAAAGAACGTGCCTCCTGCCGTTATTGTGGCAAGCGTTGCATTCGCTGTTGTCAGAGTCCCGGAACCGATAACTTTAAAAGTATCAGCCAATCAAATCACCCCCATATATAATTTTCTTTTTAATATTATAGTGTCTGTCTGCAATGTTGAAATTGCCGTGGCGTTCGCAGATACACTTGTCTGTAAGGTAGGCATTGCCGTATCGATTTCCTTTGTTTTATTCTCGTTGTTATTTAGATTAGTAGCATTTATTGCAGGCGTGGTTCCGCTTACATATGCGGTTTTTGTATAATCTCCCAGTGCCATGCAGATTCCTCCTTAACCCCTCGTTACCGTGTCAATCCTTCTGAAACTTATCTCTTCACTATTTGTTTTTACGTGATGCCATAGAATTCTACTTATCAGGATTCCGACATTTGCCGTCAGCGTAGCGGATGCACCCCCGAATATTCCGATTTCCTCTATCGTCGCTACTGCTTCGGTTTTCAAAATGACAAATTGGCTCGTCACTTGTCCGGTTGCATTTGCGGAAAGTGATGTGTCCGGAGTCCTGAAAATTTCAGTGGCTAATGTTGCGTCGTTATCGGTAACCGCCGTTGTACCCGTGCCAACTGCGAGATATTTAATCTCAATATTTGGAGTTGCGCCCGCAAGAGGTTTGACTATCTCTTCAAGCGCGGCGTTCATAACCCGGTTTTTGACTATCTCTTTTTTTATTGTCCCGGCAGATTTAATGTCAATCTCCCAGATGCCCGACCATGCCATTTCCTCTGCAGACTTTTTAATATTAATCATTCAGCACCTCCAACCCCGTCGCGGTTCCGGGATAAAGCGTTTCGCTCGGATAAAGATCCTCAGCCGGGTAAAGAGGGGTGGTAGTTATTACCGTGATTTCACCCGCCCAACTCTCGTTTTCGGTCTGGACATTCAGCAAAATAACAACCTCGTTTTCGTTAATAACAAATTCCCTATTACCTTTTAACAATTCTTTAAACCACTCTTCCCATCCGCCGAGACTAGAACCGTCAAGGCATCTTACAAAGTAATTTGTAGTACCGCTGTCTGCCGCTGATATCTGGACAGAATCAATTAAGAAACTTGAGTTTATTCCGTAAAGCGATTTTTGTATCGGTAATAATTGTCCTGCTTGAAGTCCCGGAACCTCCGTGTCAAAAGTCACAATTGACGGAATAATACCGTATTTTAAAATCAATCCCTCGGAATATTCTATTGCCTGGTTATTTTCGTTGATTGATTTTTCTGTTACAACGCTTTCATATATGCCGCTTGTGCCTGTTTCAACGGCTTGCCGCGCGGATATTTGCGCCGGGTCATCTATAACGGCAATTATCGGATATAACCCGGAATAGGTCACTTCCAACGTTGATCCTGCAGTTAATTCGGCCTCAGAACTATCCTCGGATACCGTGTTGCTGTTGTAGGTAAAATACCACTCTTTACCCGTGTCAAGTCCGTTTACGCCAACGTTAGCCGACAAAACGGCTGTAGAATTTACATAAATCACGGGTTTCTCAGCTATAGGAAACCGAAGAATAAAATTCCTCGATATGCCATCAGGGGCAGGAGCGGGCTTTTCCAGTGTCTGGACGGAGGTCTTTCCAGTGCCCGCCCTTAAATATTGTTTGTTACGGTACTGATCTCGGGTTCTTGTGCGTTTGAAATTTTCATGAGGAACCGAATCCGTCAACGTCCATGGCGAAATATTCGATGCGTTGCTGAAAAAATTCAATTGCTTATTGAAATTTATATTCCAATTGAGTCCTGTTACATTTTTAAGGTAATCAAGGGCATCGGTGGCTTTTATGTAATTGAACACGGCCTTACTTATCGTGTCCCCGTTCTCAATTGTTCCTGCCGTGATACCTTCATCGCTGAGCGCCGCCGTAATTATTGCTGATACGATATTCCCGGCCAGCGTTGACGAATACGATGCCGCCATAAGCTTTTTATCAGCTAACTGGTTATAGTCAACGGCTATGATGTTATAATAAAGATATCCCGGGTCTCCCTCGTAATCATCCAGCGTGTCAATTGTCCCACCGAAGATAATCGGTCTTGCGAATATCTCCAATGTTCCATCGAACGCCATCTTAGCCGTGGTATGTTCGTCTATCGGTAATGCCACACCGGAATTATAGTCTGCCAGTATCTCTTCATCTGAACGTGCTATATTTGAGATACGTAGGTCATCAATAAGGCCGTTAGCCTTAGCTACACCCGGATCGCTACCAATATACATATTTGTTGGAAGTGTCCCCACGGGCTCAATATATGCAGTATCTGAGCCTATTTGTATGCCATTACAATATAAGCGCATAATTGACCCATTTCCAGAGATTGTTATGTTATAGGTACCTCCTAGTGATATAAACCCAATAGCAGATGTTATGGCATAATATATACCGCCAGAATATATGCCGATAAATAGATGCCCATTGGGACTAATGGCAAGATAGTATGCATTAACTAAGGCTGTGATGACATTTGTCCAAAGGTCTTTATACCCTCCGGCGTTCATCGTGCTGGTCGGGATAAACACCATTTCGACAGTCCAATTTCCCCTTATGAATACTCCTTCTGTCGGTAATGTCAGGGTTTCAACCACACGAACAATACCACCTTGTATCCATGATGTTTTATAAGATTTTTGTTCAACTTGACATAATGTTGGATTACCTGTAGGTGTCAATGTTAACGTTGTCGTTGACGCGGTTATTGTGACAGGGGCTGTTGACGTTACCGTTCCGCTGCCAGCTCCCGATAATGATATCGAACCGGATTCGCCAGAAATGCTTACGGTATATACTGCGCCTGCGGAAATAGTCACGCTTTTAACGGCAGTTAACTGAAGTGAATCAGCCGCAGCCATTAAATTTGTTGTCCCTTCCTCTATCATTATGGCCTGACCAAATTGACCGGTTTCATAGCGTGTCACATTTGCCGTAACGATTGTTCCGTCCTGCATGGTGGCGTTCGACGTGCGTGTGAAGGTTCCGTCTCCAATATCGCGCGCATTGCCTAATTTCTCTTCTGTGTAGACGATGACCTCTTGCCCTGTTTCAATGGCTGTCAAATTCAATACATCGACTATTGTACATTGCATTGTTGAGCGCTGGTTTATCTGGTCGGATACATGCCAACCAGGAGATACAAGAGATTCTATTCCGTTGAACGTAAATGATCTCATGCTGTCACCAGCCCCTTTGCACGCAATGCATCGACGATTGCCTCGCCGTATCTTTTTGCTTGTCTCATGTCGCCGGGATTTTCGGCTGTTACACTTAATGTGATATATGTATTGCCGCCCATCGAACCGGTCTTGTCGTTTGGGATCACGGTTTCGCCGCCTTTGAACTTTACAAATTCAGGGCCGTCCTCCCCGACCTTATGCCAGCCGGGGGATGCGTTATCTGTTCCGCTGGCATATCCGCCAGACCCGGTAAAGATATTGGATATGCGCTCCCGTTCGGTTTTCCACTGGTTCTCGGCTTTTGGGCCGGCCTCTTCAATTTTTGCTTGTGCTGCCTCATTGGCTGCTTTTATTATTTTGTCCGCTGTGCGTTGTGCTTCTGCCGCTTCTTCTGCGAAATCATTCATGATCTGCTTGTGCCGTTCATTTTCAATGATAGTCGCTATATTAAGTTTTCTTTGGAGAGCAGGCTTATACTCTTCCTCAATCCAGTTATCCAGTTTTTCCTTTTCGTCATCAAGCGACTTTGAGGCAGCCTTGTATTTGGCGTTTTCGGCAGTTTCCTTTTCTATTCTTTCGCGTTGAATCTCGGCTATTTTATA